TCCCCCGATAGTACACTCATTAATGGGATCGAAATAGTGTTCGACAGGGTAATCAAAGTTTATTGGCGCTCGACAAAGACGATGTCGTAAAACAATCAACTCAAAATAACTGCTGAAAAGAAAGGTTATAGAGTAAGCAAGGCTATCTTTGCACCATTTTTTGGTGCTCAGACTGGTTTTGCCTCTACTCGCTTAGCGGCGTAAGCTACTACGGGGTTTTAGGCAGGTCTTCCTTGTTATCAAATAGGCCTCCAACAGATTTATTAAAGGCGTGAGTTATAATCATAGCCTTTAATGACATCCGAAATGATGTAAAACTATAATACAATCGAGGATGCTCTATGAGGTCCTCACTTTTAACTCGCTTAATAGGAGAAATATATGACAAACTTTCAAAGAGATCTATTCTTTGGATTTGATGATTTATTCGAATCATTAAACAACCCTACACAACAACAACCCTACCCACCATATAATGTGGTAAAGAAAGATGACAATCATTACTTGATTGAAATTGCAGTCGCTGGGTTCAAATCAGATGACATTACCCTAACTTTAGAAAAAGGGGTATTAATAGTCGAAGGTGGTAAAAAGTTGAAAGACACCACCACGGATTATGTACATAAAGGCATATCCGCTCGAGACTTTACACGTTCATTTACATTGGCTGAGACTATTAAAGTCGTTGGCGCAGATATTGTAGATGGTCTATTAATGATTGGGTTGGAGAACATTATTCCAGAAGAGGATAAACCAAGGACTATAAATCTTGGGGAATTTGCTCAGAAGGATAAGAAAATCCTTCTCGGATAAAATATAAAGGAGCTTCGGCTCCTTTTTTGTTTACAATTAACCTAAAATATGTTATAATATACTTATGATCAAAAAAATTAAACAGTGGCTCATACGCCTACTTAGTGGCAAAATAGATTATCAAACATTATATAATAAAGAAGTATTAAAAAGAAAGGGTGTTGAAGAGTGTTTATTCACGCTTAGATTTCAAATCAAGGCCTGTTTACGAGAAAGTAAATGCAATAAAGATTATAATGGAAAGGGACTATGATTCATAGTGAAGAGGAGTGTAAAATAAAATGCGACGCAATCAAAGAGTTACTAACACAGATTCAACAGAATGCTGGTATGGATAACAATTACACTATTAGGTTCATGGCCGAATCAGGCCTTGATCTTATTAGAGACTTAAAGGGCGAATTTAAAGATAAGTCCTAACAAGCTGGGATGAAGAATTAATTACATTATGAAGAGGTTAATATGAGTATAAACACACCGCAAGATCTTAAGAAGATTGATGCACTACTACAAGAAATTTCAAACATTAAGACTAAGATTGAAATTAATCAAGACACAATTAAAGATATTATTACAAGCATACATGAAGAGTATGCTATTGAAAAGAGTCTAATAAGAAAATTAGCGAAGGTCTATCACGTCCGCAACTTCATCGAAGAGGTCGCAGTACAGGATGAATTCATTGAAATGTATGAGTCTCTAACATCAATCAATAATAAATTGAATTAGCACTTTACTTTTACACCAAAATATGTTATAATATAACTATATGGTCGAAAAGGGGATTAATGGTTCATACAGATAATGATTATTTAGGTAGAATTGCTCAATATTGTAGAGATGAATTAAATATTGAGCATAATTTAGAAATTAATGTAGCCCTTACATGTCTTAAAGAAGATGGTGCACTGGGTTGGTGTTATGATCTACATGATAATGAAATTGACATTGAACTAGATAAATGGCAGGATGAAAAAAGTATGGGCATCACCCTCTGCCACGAAATGGTGCATGCCAAACAATTTGCGATGGGACTAAAACCAAATGAAGATGAAGCGGTTGGTCTTGAACAAATACTATATGATGGATTTATTAAATTATGATCGACCTACAATTAATTGAACTACCCGAACTTGAAGTTGTTACTAAAGAGAGTGGTAGAAAATATCAAACACCGGACAATAAATGGTACCCATCGGTAACCACAGTCATTGGTTGGGATAAGTCTAAATTAGATGATTGGCGCGAGCGCGTCGGTATAGAAGAAGCTCAACGTATCACTAAAGAGGCTGGCCGTAGAGGTACTGCAGTACATGATATGACGGAGCTTTATATCAAGCATGATTTCATGGATAAAAAGAATAAATTCTATAAATTATTCATGATGCTTAAATATAAACTAGATAATATAACAACCGTTGTTGGGATGGAGACACCTCTATATTCCGATACACTACAACTCGCAGGGCGTGTGGATTGCATTGGTGATTATAAAGGTAAGCGTTGTATTATTGATTTCAAGACAAGCACTAGAATGAAACGCGAGGAGTGGATTACAGACTATTGGTTGCAGTGTACAGCATACTCTATTATGTGGTATGAAAGAACTGGTGAAGTTATTAATGATCTTTTGATCTTAATGGTAGCCGAGGATGGTGAAGTTAAAGAGTTCCATTCGGAGAGAAAGAAATGGATGGGACCATTACAGGATAGAATATTGGAGTATAGAAATGTACAATAGAATAGGATTTACATGTTCAAGCTTTGATTTGCTTCACGCAGGTCATATAGCTATGTTGAAGGAAAGTAGTGAAAATTGTGATAGATTAATCGTCGGCTTGAATGTTAATCCATGCAAGGGTGGTAAATATCCAGTGCAGAGTGTTGTTGAAAGATATGTTCAACTAAGTGCAGTTAAATTTGTGGACGAGATTATTCCGTACAACTCTGAAAGTGAATTAATTGATTTAATGCAACTATATCATATTGATGTTAGATTCATTGGTGAAGATTATAGGGATAAATCATTTACTGGCGATAATTTAGATATGGAAGTATTCTATAATAAACGCGAGCATAGATTCTCATCTTCTGCTTTAAAGCAGCATGTTAAAGATGTATTAGATTCACCTGTTATGCAGGGGACGGTAGTAAAAGATAATGAAACATATATGATTGTAGATAATGTAGAACTAAATGGTCTTACAGTATCTACCACTATATTACACCCAGAAAAGAGCACCACCGGGCATAGTCATAAGGGCATAGAAGAGGTATATTACTTCATTAGTGGTAATGGTGATATGGTACTTGATGACAAAACTCTGCCGGTGGAGGGGCATAGCGTGATTACTATACCCGATGGAGTGTTTCATAGAGTAATAAATAATTCAAAAGAAGAAGATTTAAACTTCATCTGTACATTTAATGACAGAAGGAACCACTAGGAGATGATTATGTCGGCAAGAACACAGGCCTTTTCTGGAGAGATTCAGAAAATGGTAGACGAGGGACTTACATATTTAGAGGCTATTGCCGTCTATTGTGAGGATAATGATATTGAACCATGGACAATAAAGAAGTACATTGATGATATACTTAAAGAGAAGATTAGGGTATGTTGCGCCAAGAATAAATTGATTTGCGATGAGCTACCCCCTACATTAGTAGATGACTGAAGGTGATGCATTAAAAATATTTAAAAGCATAAGACTATACTTCACCAACAATTATAATTTAGAAAAATATGGTGTCACGGGTATAAACTTATCGGAGAGAGAATATCATAAATATAGATATTTCTCGCGCAAGGCGAAGAAGAGATTCAACACAAATGACTTTATAGAATACTGTCTATCAAATGTTCTTGGTAATGGTGACTTCGGCGATATTGTTAATATAGACCAGAATTCATTGATGATATACTTTGATTGGAAGAAACGCAATAGTAGGTTTACAAATGAGTTCAAATGTGATATAATGGCTATAAGGGACGAATTTTTGTTACCACAAAATTTAGTCTTCAATGATTTATTTAAGACCAAGGGTAGTCATCCTTTAATACTTAAAATGCTACTCGGTGGTGATATACACCAGGAAACATTCATAGGTATAAATGAAGTGGTGGGCTTTTATAAACATTTGGATGATGTACTAGATGATGATTATATTTGGAATGAGACTAGGGATAGGTTGTTGAAATATAGGAATTTTTTGAAAATTGATAAAAATAAAATAAAGGAAATAATGAAAAATGTTTATATTACATAATGACAACGAAACGGAACTCACCTGTGATGAGATAAAAAGATTAGATAAAGTTGCGTATAGACCAGAAAAAGGGGAGAATACACTCGTAACTTGGTTTAATATCAATGGTGTTATATTCGAAAGATCGTTTGCATACACCGATTGTGTATTAGCCAAAAATGACTTTGAAAGTCTTAAAACTCTTGCTCTATCTTTTGAAAAAGAATTAAAACTACTAAATGAGGAATGTGATGTCTAAACTTATGCCAGGTAAAATGGAACTCAATGAAGATCCAATTATTAATAATATATATGATGACGACAATATGGTCAATCACCCATCATACTATCAGGGCGAAAGCATTGAAGTTATNGACATTATCGAAGAATTCAATTTAGGTTTTTCTCTCGGTAATGCCATTAAGTATATTCTAAGAGCCGATTATAAAGAGGATGATATTCAAGATTTAAACAAAGCCTTATGGTACTTGGAAAGAGAATTAAAATATAGAACGGAATAGTGTTTACAATTCACTATAAATGTGTTATAATATAACTAAAGTGAACGGAAACACTATAAAGTCCGAAAATTAAAATATAACAGGAGAAGTAATATGTCGAATACAGCATTCGCAAAGATGAAAAAGAAACGCAACAATGTTGCAGATTTAACCGCTAAGTTAGAAACGGCGGGTGGTAAGAAAAAAGATTACGGCGATGACCGTATGTGGTACCCAGCGGTTGAGAAGTCAGGCAATGGATACGCGGTGATAAGATTCCTTCCACCTTCAGAAAATAATGATGTACCTTTTGTAAAGGTATTCTCTCATGGATTTCAAGGTGCCGGTGGTTGGTATATTGATGAATGTCCAACAACGGTAGAACAAGAATGTCCGGTCTGTAAAATGAACCAAGCCTTGGTATCAAGTCATGGCAATTGGGACGCTACACCAGATAAAGATAAAACACTTGTTCGTACACGTAAACGCAGAGAAGGATATGTCTCAAATGTGTTAATCATGGAAGACCCTCAGAACCCAGAAAATGAAGGCAAAGTAATGCTATTCAAATATGGTAAGAAGATCTTTGATAAACTAATCGATGCATTAAGTCCAGAGTTTAAAGACGATGAACCATTAAATCCATTCGATTACTGGGAAGGCGCAGACTTTAAGATTAAAATTCGTAAAGTTGAAGGCTACCGTAACTATGATCGAAGTGAATTTGATGCACCGACTGAACTACTTGGTGGCGATGATGACAAGTTAAGTGCTTTATATGAATCTCAATATGATTTACGTGAATTCGTAAACCCAGAGAATTTCAAACCATTTGCATTCTATGAGTCTAAATTGAATCGTATTATGGGTAAGACTCAGGTTAAACCTAGTGCTGATTCTGGGGATGATTCTCCAGTAGAAACTATTAAACCTAAAGTTGATACTACATCAGATGATGCTAGTGAAGGCGAGGGTGATGATATGTTAAATTACTTTGAAAAATTGGCTAATGAGTAAACGAAAGTAAAATCCACACCCCCCTCTGGGTTTTCACCTCGCTTCGGCGGGGTTTTTTTATC